AATATAGGATGGAATACTATTCAAGTAGTAATAGATAAAGGTTATAATAATTTGTATTATTCACCTAAAGGGGAAGCAGCAACAAATGCAGATGCATTTTTAGCTAAAGGATATGATATAACAGACACAACTAAAATGGTTCCTGGTTTTACAATGTCAATGAAAACAAGACCATTAGTAATAGGAAAATTAGATGCATATTTAAAAGATAAAGCAATTACTATTCAAGGAAAAAGAACATTAGAAGAAATGAAAACTTTTATATGGTTAAATGGAAAACCAGAAGCCCAAATCGGATATAATGATGATTTAGTAATGTCTTTGGCAACAGCATGTTATGTAAGAGACACAGCACTTAAATTTGCCCAACAAGGATTAGATATGACAAGAGCTACAGTATCAAATTGGCAACGAGAAACTACTCCAGGTATTTATACAGGAGGTATGGGTAAGAAAAACACGGGTTGGACACAAGATTTAGGAGAACAAGGAGAACAGGATTTAACTTGGCTTCTTTAATATGTATTAAAAAACAACAAGATGGCAGACATTAGTATTTTCACAAGATTAAAACGGTTATTTTCAAATGACGTTATTATTCGTAACGTTGGAGGAAAACAACTTAAAATCATGGACACAGGTAGGATCCAAAAATATGGAAACCTAGCTACAAATTCACTTTATGATAGATTTACACGTTTACATAAACCTGTAGGATCATCGTTACAATATAATCCAACACTTAATTATCAATCAATGAGATTACAGCTTTATAGTGATTATGAAGCTATGGATCATGACCCTATTATTGCAGCTGCCCTAGATATAATTTCAGATGAAACAACAGCAAGAAATGAATATGGTGATGTTTTAAACATTAATTCTCAAGATGAAAATATAAGAAAGGTATTACATAATTTATTTTATGATGTTTTAAACCTAGAATTTAATCTTCCTACATGGGTTAGAAACATGTGTAAATATGGAGATTTTTACCTTAAATTAGAAGTATCTGAAAAATTTGGGGTATATAATGTTTTACCTTTATCCGTTTATGAGGTAGTAAGAGAAGAAGGAACTGACCCTGAAAATCCATCTTATACTAGATTTACTCTTGACCCTAATGGTTTAGCTAGTGGTGCCGTTAATACAATTAGAAGAGATCAATTTACATTAGAAAATTATGAAGTAGCTCATTTTAGACTACTTACAGATTCTAACTATCTTCCTTATGGTAGAGCTTATTTAGAACCAGCTCGTAAAGTATTTAAACAATTAATGTTAATGGAAGATGCTATGTTAATTCATAGAATTATGAGAGCTCCAGAAAAAAGAGTATTTTATATTAATATAGGTAATACTGATCCTGATAAGGTAGAACAGTTTATGGCAGATACAGCTAATAAAATGAAAAAAACACCTTATATAGATCAACAAACGGGAGATTATAATCTTAAGTTTAATATGCAAAATATGACTGAAGATTTCTTTATTCCAATTAGAGGTAATGATGCTTCAACAAGAATTGATACTACAAAAGGTTTAGATTATGATGGAACTGGTGATATTGAATATTTAAAGGCTAAAATGATGGCTGCTCTTAAAATTCCTAAACCATTTTTAGGATATGAAGAAGGAGTAGAAGGAAAATCAACACTAGCAGGTATGGATATTCGTTTTGCTAGAACAGTTGAACGTGTTCAAAGAATTATAGAATCAGAACTAACAAAAATAGCTTTAGTACATTTATACTCACAAGGATTTACAGATGAACAATTAGTAGATTTTAAATTAGAATTAACAACACCATCTGTTGTATATGAACAAGAAAAAATAGAATTATATACTGCAAAAACTACTGTAGCCCAAACAATGATTGATAATAAAATATTTAGTAAAGATTGGGTTTATGAAAATGTATTTGGTTTATCTCCAGATCAATATAATGAACAAAAAGAGTTTATGATAGATGATGCTATGGATAAGTTTAGATTATCTCAAATAGAAAATGAAGGAAATGATCCTACAGAATCTGGTATATCTTATGGTACTCCTCATGATTTAGCTGCCTTATATGGTAATAAAAGAGATAAAGCAGTGGGACCAGCTCAAGTACCAACAGGATATGATGAAAAAGAGCCAGGTAGACCTGTTGAAAAACCACAAAATTATGGTTCTGATAAAGGAAACTTTAGTAGAGATCCATTAGGTAAAAAGGGATTATCACCAGAAAGACCCGAAAGACCAACAGATTCTAATAGAATTTCTACTTTTGAATCACAAAATCTTAAAAAATCTCTTCAAAAACGTTTTAATAAAAAACAAATTTTAAAAGAAGAAGATGAAAATGGACTTTTGTCCGAAAAAAATATTAAGCCTCAGAAATAGGTTTATATTTATATATAGATAAATTCGAATTTATAAAAAATGAAATTAAAACATTCTAAGTACAAAAATACTGGAATTTTATTTGAACTCCTAACTAGACAATTAACTTCTGACACTATTACAGGAAGTGATTCAAAATCTTTATCTTTTTTAAAAAAACATTTCAATTCTAAAACAGAATTATTTAAAGAATATAAGATATATCATACTTTATCTACTAAAAAATACAATAGAGATAGTCAAGCTACGATGTTAATTGAAGAATTAGTTAAAGCTCATGAAAAATTAAATAAAAGTCAGTTAAGAAGAGAAAAATATAATTTAATTAAAGAAATTAAAGAAAATTATAATGTAAATGATTTTTTTAAATCTAAAATAACTAATTATAAAATAATGGCTTCTATTTATAATTTATTAGAAAATAAAAAGGCTTCATCAATGTCTATTGTTAATTCAAAAGTTACTCTTTTGGAACATATTACTAAAAAACAAATAAAAACTAATAAAAATGTTGTTTTAGAAAATTTTAACACACAAGATAAAGATACAAGATTACTTACTTATAAAGTTTTACTTGAAAAATTTAATGACAAATATAGTGGTCTACAAGATAACCAAAAAACATTACTGAAAGAATATGTTAATAGTGTTAGTAATAGTCCTGCTCTTAAATCTTATATTAATCAAGAAATTAAAGAAGTTAAAAAAGATCTTACAAAATTTTCTAAAAAAATAAAAGATAAAGCAGTAGTTATTAAATTAAATGAAACAAAAGGATTAATTAAGCCATTGTGTAAAAAATCATTTGTGCATGATGATAATGTTATTAACTTACTTAATTATTATGAGTTAGTAAATGAATTAAAAACAATTCATGGTTAGTCTTATTGACATATATAATATAAAAGAATCATCTTTTAATGAATTAAAAAAAGATAGAGACCCTTCTAGAGGTAATAAGAGTATAAGTAGAGAAAAAGATTTTTATTTTATTGATGAACCAGCAGATCCAGAAACAGGAGCAATAAGATCTAAAGTAGTATATAAAAGATCTTTATCTAGAATGTTTGAAGATTTATACGCAGAAGCACAAGATTTTGAAAAATTAACAGAAGATGAAAAATATAAAAATGATATAGTATTATATAATATATCAGAAGAATTAAAAGAGATTATAAAAACTTTTAGAACTCATTTAAGAAAAAATTATCCTGAAGAGCATAGAAAATTAAAAACCAATGAGTAAAAATTTTAACATACATGATTGGCAATATAAACAACGCTTAGACGAAGAAAAATCTCAAGAATCAATGAGTAATGCAGATATTAAAGCGTTACAAACAGTAGTAGGAAATTATAGCTTAAATAAAGTATTAAATACTATAGCTGTTATAGCTGATAGAATAGGAAAACATGATGAAGCTGACATGGTAAAAAATTTTGCTGATAAAATTCAAGATTTTGAACCAATGGATATGGATGAAGCAAACATGACAGGCACAGGAGCTTCATTTAATGCAGGAGCAGGAGAAGGATATGCTACACCTTATGCTTTTAAAAAAAGAAAAAAGAAAATATCTGAAATTGCACTAATGTATCAAGATACTAATTTAGATCAAATAGATAATAAAAAAGTAAATACTCCACAACAATTAGCTGTAAAACTTTTTGACATTGCAAAAAGATTAAAAAAAGGAGAAATAAAAGGATTAGATACAGCTGAAATCCCCGAAGTAGCAGATATGTTAGATTTAATGTTAGGGGGAGCTTCACAAGATAGTTTAGCATCTGTTTTTAGATCATTAGAAAAAACATTAAAAACAAAAATAGATTAATATGTTACTAACAGAATATACACCTTTTAAAGTAAATAAACTACTAATAGAACGTTCTATTAAAGAAAATAAACCTTTAATGGTAAGTGGTATAATTCAAAGAGCAGAAGCTAAAAACCAAAATGGTAGAGTATACCCTAGAGAAATTTTAGAAAGAGAAATAAAAAAATATGCTGAGGGTCCTGTAAAGGAAAGAAGAGCAACAGGAGAATTAGATCATCCAGAATCTTCAGTAATTAATCTACAAAATGTATCACATAATATTGTAGATGTAAAAATGAAAGGAAATGACGTATATGGAAAAGTTGAAATATTATCTACCCCAGCAGGAAATATTCTTAAAGAATTATTCAGAAATGGAATTA